AAACATGGACAGAAGCGGCGTAAAATGGCATTGTAGGCCAAGCATTCGAGGATGAGACATGGCTACTTTTTCGTACACTGCCCCGACCGTTGGCGGGTCTGAGGACACTTGGGGCAACACCCTCAACACAAACTGGTCGAACCTGTCCACGTTCCTTGGATCGCTGGACAGCACAGAACTGGCTGTCTTGGATGGCATTACAGCGACCACCGCTGAATTGAACCTGCTGGATGGTTCCGCTGCCGCTACTGTGGTGAACTCCAGAGCCGTTATTTACGGTGCTTCCGGCGACGTTGCCGTCACCACTGTGGACTTTGGCAACTGGACTGTCACAGAAAGCGCGGGGGTCTTGTACTTTGCCACTGGCGGCGTGAATAAAATGAAACTAGACGCGAGCGGTAATCTCACAGTTGTTGGCGACATCACGGCGTTTGGCACAGTCTGAGGTAGCACGGGATGACAATAACCTCCCTTGACGCACTGCCCGCATCTGGCCCGATTTCTTTTAGCGAGATGCGGACCTTTTATGACGCGACTGGCGCAGTCAGCTTGAACGCCACGTTCAACGGAGAGACCGGGCCGGTTCCAGACACCCTGCCAGCAGCAGGCGTCTCCACTTCAATGTCGGCGTACTTTTCTGCCGCCCGTATTTTGCGCAAGCAAAGCACGACAGAAATTGTTACCTCCAGCGGTCAGTGGACGCCAAGATCAAATAGCGCGGTCGAATATCACGTTTGGGCGATTGGCGGCGGCGGGTCAGGTGGGCTTGCCACAACGGACAGCGGACGCGAGGATGTGGCTTCCGGCGGCGGCGGTGGCGGGTGCGCTTTTCGCCGCTATAGCGTTGATACGCACTCTGTGACTTCCGCCTCTGTCGTTATTGGCGCGGGTGGGTCTGGTGTCAGCATTGGGTCATCCAGCGGGCAAGAATGTTCTGGGTACAACGGGGGGGTCACTACTTTCACGCCAAACGGCACCGGCACCACCATTTCCGCGACCGGTGGTACGCGCGGGTTTGGCGGCAGACAGGGCAACCCTTCCATCATTGCAGATTATGACCCTCCTACTACACCCGTAGGGGAGAACAGTACCAGCGCTCCGACCGGAGACTGGGACAAGTGCTCCGGTGGCGAGGGCGGCACAGGTTCTGGGGGCGAAAGCAACTACACTGGCGGCAAGGGCGCTGCTATAGACATAGGCTCCGACCAGCTTTGGTCGTCTCAGGGAGGGTCTGCGCATACTGGGGCCGCCGCTGTTGACGGGGTGGCTCTTCAATACGCCACCCAAACTGCCCCCGCCGCACCCGCACAGCCTGCAGAGTGGGGTAGCGATGTCACGGCGACTTTTCGCGGCGGGACACCCAACTCGGGAACTTCTGGCGCTGGGCAAGATTACGGCGCAGGGTCTGGTGGTATGGTAGGAGGTGGAGCCGCTGTGTCTAGCGGTGCTGGCGCTCCCGGCGTGGTGATTATCAACTATTACGAGGTAAACACCTGATGCCGTTAGTTCCCATCGACATACCTCCCGGCTTCGTTCGAAACGGCACAGACCTGCAGTCATCTGGCCGCTGGCGGGACGGCAGCCTTGTGCGTTGGCGCGAGGGCAGCCTGCGCCCAATCGGCGGCTGGAACGAGCGGATCGCCAGCATGTTTTCGGCGGCACCGCGTGGCATGCATGCGTGGCAAGCCCTTAGCGGCAGCCGCTGGATCGCTGGCGGCACCTACAACGCGCTGAAGGTGGCCACATCCGGCGGAACCGTCTACGACATCACGCCGACTGGTCTGACGGCGGGGTTGGAAGATGCCGCGTTGGCCACAGGCTACGGCAGCGGTTTCTACGGCACCGGCCTCTACGGCGTGGCGCGCAGCAGCACCGGCACATATTCCGAGGCGACCACTTGGGATTTGGACAACTGGGGCGAATACCTTGTCGCTTGCAGCAGCGCGGATGGAAAGCTGTATGAATGGCAGCTTGGCGTGTCTCCAAGTGTGACACTTGCTGCGGCCATCACCAACGCGCCGACTGGCTGCACCGGCCTGCTGGTCACAGAAGAGCGCATCATCTTTGCGCTTGGCGCTGGTGGCGATCCACGTCGGATCGACTGGTGCGACCAAGAAGACAACACCCTGTGGACTGCCGCCGCGACCAACCAAGCTGGTAGCCAAGAATTGCAGACCAACGGGCAGATCATGGCAGCGGTCCGCACGACCGGGCAGGCGCTGATCCTGACCGACATTGACGCCCACCGGGCTGTCTACACAGGCCCGCCGTTTGTCTACAATTTCGAACGGGTCGGGCAGGCGTGCGGCCTGATCGCCCGAAAGGCTGTCGCATCAACCGACGCCGGGGTCTTCTGGATGGGCCAGAAGGGGTTCTTCCGCTTTGACGGCTCCAGCGTCCAAGAACTGCCCTGCGCGGTTGCTGACCATGTGTTTTTGGACATAAACACCGACCAGATCAGCAAGGCGTGGGCAGTGTCCAACGGCCAGAACGGCGAGGTCTGGTGGTTCTACGTCAGCGGATCGTCACCGGATGGCGAGATCGACAGCTATGTCGCTTATGACTACAAGGAAAACCACTGGCTGATTGGCAAGATGTCCCGGACGGCTGGCGTTGACCGTGGTGTGTTCAAGCAGCCGCTGTACGCCAATGGCGCAGGCAATGTTTACGACCACGAAACTGGCTACAATTACGACAGCCAAGAGGTCTACGCGGAGAGCGGCCCGGCATCGCTTGGCGGCGGCGAGACGCTGTTTCACGCCCTGCAGCTTATACCGGACGAACGCACGCAGGGCAGCGTCGAGGTGACGTTTAAGACGCGCAACTACCCGAACACAAACCTCAACCCTGACTCGATTGAGCGGACCTATGGGCCGTATTCTATGGCCAACCCGACTGACATCCGTTTTTCTGGCCGTCAGGCTAGAATGCGCGTGACATCCACCGGTGGTGGTGCGTGGCGCTGGGGCATTCCGAGAATTGAACTTGTGGCGGCAGGCAGGAGATGAGCGCACCCGTCATACCGCAGCCAATCGGCGACGACTGGAAGGCATGGGGCGGTCGCCTTGTGCGCTACATGCTGCGCGAGCGGCCCCGGCTACAGTTCAAGGCGACAGACAGCAATCCGTCAGAAAATGGCATCATTTTGTGGGATGAGGTCAACGGATACCCTGTGGTGTCCAAAAATAATGCGTGGACGCAAATTGTCCTTGAAGACGGCAATTACAGCGGCGGCATCACGTCCAACCAGACGGCTGCGGCTGCCAACACAGCCTACGCCCTGACATATACGGCCAGCGTGGCTGAAGGGATCACAAACGGCACGCCCGCCTCGCGGCTGGTCTTCGCTGAAGGCGGGGAATACATGGTGGCATTCTCGGCGCAAATTGCGTCCACGTCCTCCAGCACTGTGAATTTCTGGTTCTGGCCTCGCGTCAATGGCTCTGACGTGGCTGGCTCAACCATGAAGAACGCCCTGCACCAGAACGGGGCTGTACTTGTGGTCAGCCGGTCGGCGATCTTTAATTTTAGCGCTGGAGACTATCTGGAGGCCATGTGGGCGGTGGACAGTACGTCCGGGTATCTGGATGCCTCTGCCGCAACAGCCTTCGCCCCAGCGGCCCCTGCGTCCACGATTGCCATTACAAGGTTGCACGGGTGACACCAACTGAAGGATGAGGTATTATGATACCGCGCATAGGGATGATACCGGCTGAAAACATCGACGATGCCTGGGATGCCGTGGCCCCCTTGCTGCAAAGGTCGCAGCGCCGGATCAGCCGGATTGTCGGCCTAGAAGATATGAAGGACGAACTGCTTACCGAGTCAGCACAACTCTGGTCAGTGGTCGTCGGGGACAAGCTGAAGGCGGTCATTATGACCGAGGTCCAGAAGCACCCTCGCAGCCTAGTTCTCAAAATTCTGCACGTCGCTGGGTACGACGTTCCTGAATGGGGCGAGGCTGCGCTGAAGATGATGGAGCGGTTTGGCCGCGACATGAAATGCAGCACTATTTCTGCCGATGGTCGGCTGGGATGGTCTAAATACGCAAAGCGCAATGGCTGGAAAGAAGCTGCGCGCCTGTACGAAATGGAGTTGTAGCATGGGCGGATCATCAAAGACGACCAGCAAGGCTGAAATCCCGTCCGAACTCAAGCCGTTGTATAGTGCCATCGGCTCGGTCGGCACGCGCGTTGCCGAACAGCCATTCACGCCATACACTGGCGACTTCATTGCTGGCGTGACCGAGACCAGTCTGGCGGCCAAGCCGTACTACGAACAAATCGGCGCGCTATCCAGCATGACGCCGGAACA